GATGCTAATTTGAATAAAAGATTTGGTGGATACGCAGCGTATATATCGTATTCCTATCTTGATAATTATGATGCTGACATTGCAGTATAAATACAAACACATATAGAGGAGTTATATTATGGGAAAGAAAAAATCAAGGGCGACACAAGTTTCTAAAGGCGAACGCAATAACGTAAACAAGGATGTGAGTAAAGCACTTCGTAGAGATTACTTGCAGAATGATCTTGCACGCTTGAGTAATCAGATTGATGCTTTTAAGAGGGGTAAGAATGTCATGGTGACTATTCCTAACCCAAATACAAATGAGACAAACAAACGATTTCTTCGAGTCAATGCAAAAGACGTTTGGAAGTTTAATAATAAGTTTATTATGAAACATAATACATCAGAAAATGTATAAATAATACTAAAGAGGAATACTTATGTCAAGACATGGCACCGCATACACTGATGGTACGTTTCAAGGTGAAGACCGTGGAGCTCAACTGTATTCCGATATAGATTTGTTTTTTGGTCCTAAGTCGGGAACAAACGATATCAACAGGGTGACAGATTTTGTAGCAGTCAAACGATCTGTTAGAAATCTTGTTCTAACCAACTTCTATGAGAAACCTTTTCATCCCGAAATTGGTTCTGGTGTGAGAGACATTCTATTTGAGCCTATGACTCCTATCACCGCATATGTTCTAACTATGAAGATCGAAGAGGTGATTGAGAACTTTGAACCAAGGGTTAAACTCGTTGGAGTTAGAGCCATACCCAATCTTGATAACAATACATATAATGTTACAATTGAGTTTTATGTTGTCAATGCACCCGCAGAACTTGTCAACATGGAAGTTCTATTAGAGAGATTACGATAATGGCAGCAAACAGACAGCGACTTAGTGTAACAGAATTTGACTTTGATGAGGTTAAGGATAACCTAAAACTTTTCATGCGAAATCAGACAGAGTTCAAGGACTATGACTTCGAAGGTTCTGGTCTGTCTGCTCTTTTGGATGTTCTTGCGTATAATACGCACTACCTTGGTTTCAATGCGAACATGCTTGCGAACGAGATGTTCCTTGACTCTTCTCAACTGAGGTCAAGTGTGGTTTCTCATGCAAAGACCTTGGGATACACAACTCGTTCTGCAACAGCATCTAACGCGGTTGTTGACATTTTTCTTAACACAACGAATGCAAGTGCAACTATGCCAGCAGGAACGGTGTTCGGTGCTAGTGTGGATGATGAATCTTATCAGTTTGTAACTATATCTGAATCTGTTGCTTTTAATAGTGGTTCAAACATTGTCTTTGATGATATTAGAATTTATGAAGGAAGTTATGTTTCAAGTAGATACGTTGCTGACACTCAGAATGTAGAACAAAGATTTCTAATCAATGATAATCGTGTAGATACTACAACTCTTTCTGTTGTGGTTCAAAACTCTGCAACGGATACCACACAAAAAACCTTTACTCAATCAACAGATATTTCTGGACTAACCTCTACATCGAATGTATATTTTATTCAAGAGGTTGAGGGTGGTCAATATGAAATATATTTTGGTGACGGTATTCTGGGTTCTGCGATAGAAGATGGTAACATTATTATTATGCAATATGTTGTGACCAACAAGGGCGCAGCTAACGGTGCAAGTACGTTTACTTCATCTTCTGCAATCGATACGGTCAATAGTGTTAATGTTGTTACTGTTTCAAATTCTGCTGGTGGATCAGAACCAGAGAGTATTGAATCTATCAAGTACAACGCACCTCTGGATTATGCATCACAGGGAAGGTGTGTTACAACAGAAGATTATAAGACATATGTTAAACAGTTGTTCGCAAATACTCAAGCGGTTTCTGTCTGGGGCGGTGAGGATGGTTCGTTCAACGATGTTACTGGTGTGTCAGATAGTGCAGAGTATGGTAAAGTATTCATTAGTGTTAAGTCAACAACAGGACTAAATCTGAATGAAGTCCAGAAAGCCCAGTTGGTCACAAACTTGGCACCGTTTACTGTTGCCTCTATTACTCCTGTGGTTGTTGACCCAGAAACACTTAATCTAATTCTCAATGTTAATTTCAAATATGATACTAACGCAACATCTAGTGCAAAGGAAACAATTGAGTCCTTAGTTAGTAAAACTGTGACCTCGTTTAATAATGACAACCTAAAAGTATTCAGTTCAGTGTTTCGTCACTCTCAGTTTACAGGCTTGGTTGATGATGCAGACCCGTCGATACTTAGTAATATTACCACCGTGTCTTTAGGTTCTCTTTATACACCAAATACTGCTGGTTCATATTCATTTACGGTTCAATTTGGAAATGCATTGTACAATCCACACTCCGGCCACAATTCTGCATCTGGTGGTGTTATTGCATCGACGGGGTTCTTCGTCTCTGGCAATACAAATGAGATGTTCTTTGATGACGACGGCGTAGGTAATCTTCGCATTTACTATTTGGTGAGTGGAGTGAGAACATATTTTTCATCTGCAGCTGGAACTGTTGATTATGCAACTGGTTTGATTTCAGTAAGTCCTGTTTTCATAACTACAATATCTAATGTAGACGGTAATATATCATCTGCGATTAGATTTACTGCAATTCCATCGTCCACTGATATTGCGGGTAAAAGAAATCAGATACTTGAGATTGATACACTTAACACAACAATTAGTGGTAATCAAGATACTATTGCAGTTAATAGCGGAGGTGGTAGTTCTACATTTACTACAGCCCCTAGTATCGCATCAACGTCGAGTTATTAATTATGCCGCCTTTTGACTTGTCTTGGACCCCAACTCTAGAAAACAAACTCAGTAGCCAAATTGACGGACAGTTACCCGACTTCATTGCTGAGGACCATCCGAAGTTTTCTAGATTTCTAAAACATTATTATCAGTTCCTTGAGGCAGGTGAGCTTAGAGTCGATGTTAATATCGACAACATTCTATTAGAAGTTGAAACATCTATCAACCTTCTTGGTGAAGATGGAACACTTGTTGTTACAGAAATTGGTTCTGGTTCAACAGGTAAGTTTGATGAAGGCGAGACAATTCGGGGCGGTACATCCAATGCAACGGCAACTGTTCTTGTTGAAGACCTTGGTAACAAAAACCCAAGACTGTTTATATCTTCTCAACAGTTGTTCGAAACTGGTGAGACTATAACTGGTGCAACCTCCGGTGCGTCTGGAACAGTAGCGCAGTATCGTGCAAACCCTGTACAGAATATTCAACAACTGTTGGCCTATGCTGACATCGATAATACTATCTATGACTTTCTTGAAGAGTTTCGTAAATCGTTCATGGAAGGTATTCCGTCAAATCTTGCTACGGGGATTGATAAGAGAAATTTAGAAAAACATATTCGCGAGCTGTATCGCCGGAAGGGTACGAGAGAGGGTGCAAAACTCTTTATGAAAATCCTTCTGGATGAGAATGCAGAAGTGTTCTACCCCAACCAATATATGTTAAGAACCTCTGATGCTGATTGGGACAAACCAACAGTTCTTCGTTGTTCGACAGTTGGTTCATCTGTTCCTAGTGAAATTATTGGACAATCTATTACAGGACAGGACTCGAATGCAACTGCTCTTGTTGAAGACGTTACAGTTTTTACAGCTTCCGGTGGTGTATCTTATATTGAAGTTCAGATTTCAAATGTGGTAGGATCGTTTCAAGTTGATGAGACTATCTATGCAACGTCCTCTGTACAAGATGTTCGTTTTAACTTTATTGTTAGGCAGATAAACACTACAGTATCTATTACAAATGATGGAACACTGTATCAATCTGGTGACGCGATTGATTTGGACGCATCTATTTTGATTGGTAGTGGTGATGTTTCTGCAACTGTTGGAGACATTCAGCTGGGTTCAGTTTCTGGTGTTCTGATTGATGATGCTGGTACTGGTTATGAAATAGGTGATATTGTAGTATTCACTGACAACGGTACTGAGGCTGGTTTTGTTAAAGAAGCAGAAGCACAAGTCACTGTTATTCATGGTAATATTGTTGATGAAACAGATAGTGATATTATTCTACAAGAAGAAGGTACAAATCAATTTATAGAATTATTTAACTTTCAGTTGGAAGAAGGTACTGTTGTGGGTGAGGAACCCTATGCAGTGTTTGGTATTGATAGGACATACTCTAATACTGCTGGTTACTACTATCCAATATATTTAACAAATTATACTGCGTCACAGACTACTATCACAAAATCCTCGGCGCTGGTAAATGGTGACA